GATTCTTATTAAGGAATTTCCACCATCGACTATTACTATTAGTTATCTTCAGGCTTACATTAAAAAGTTGTTAACTCAAGGGTATAAATTTGATGCTATTGTTGTTGACTATGTAAATTTGTTTACTATTCAAGATGGCAATAATAGCTATGAAAAGATTAAAAAGATTACAGAGCAACTTCGTGCTCTATCTTATGTCTTTAATTGTCCAATTATCTCAGCTACTCAGTTAAATCGCTCAGGATTCTCTACTTCAGATCCTGGAATGAATACAATCTCTGAGAGTATGGGTCTTGCTATGACGGCAGACGTAATTTTAAGTATATGGCAGGAAGTAACTGATCGTGAGCTAGGAGTCATCAAAATGGGTTTTATGAAAAATCGTTTTGGACCTAATTTTGGTAGTTGTGTATTACGTATTGACTACTCAACCTTAACATTAACAGAAGATGAACACGTTAATGATACACAGGCTTTGAGCTCTACAACAAGTACACTCGCAAGTCTTTCACTATAAAACATTGATTTTGAAGTACTGTATGGATAATTAGTTATTATCCACATCAATGAAAGATTTACCAGACGATTGTACAATAACAGAATATGAGGCAGAGCATTTATTTCTGTCATTTTGTTCTTTAGTAGCTTTGATGTATACAAAGAAAATGAATCTTGCAAATGTGTTTTTAGTTTTTCTGCAAAACAAAACGCTTAGAGATTTATTCAAAGTTTACTGTGATGCTGAAACTGATTACGCAGCTGTTCAAATCTTTTTAAAATTCGATCCAAGCCTACATAAAAGTAAATACATTATGAAATATCTTAATTCAAAAGGTTCACCATTGAATAATGATAAGGGATATGTTACAATTTAGTAATGCCTGATTTAGATATTGATGTTTCAAAATTTGAACAATATATCTATAATAATTTTTTAAAGTCAGCTAGAACGGCAAATAACTTGCCGTATAAACTTAGAAAGGACTTTAGTAAGATGAAAGATATAGATATCAATAATCTTAAAAAACTTTCTATATTTTTTAATAAATTTAAACATATTAAAATTGAAGAGTTTTTTAATGCACCGTATAAAGTGTATTCAGATGAAAAGTATTTTGATTTAGATTATTATACTACACTTAAAGCAACTAAAGCTTATATGCTGTATCAACAAAAACTTTTAATGATGAGCCCTGATAGCCAGGAACAGCTTGAAAATATACAACAGTCATTGAGATTTATTTCAAACTTCTGTAAAGATAATAATATCTCTGTAGATGAATATATTAATCATAAAACAAATAACATGTTTTCATTCTTATTGCACTTAAAGGAACATAGAATAAATGTTTATTGTCTATTTGGTTTTATTCTTTTTGAAAAAGCATTTAAGTCAGTTGATTCTGAAATTCTTGCATTTATATTGGGAGAAGACCTAGTAAATAATATACCGACACTAAGAACCAAATACTTTAATTCAATTAAAGCACGAAAGTTTATAGAACTTGGTATAAACAAAATAACAAAATAACAAAATAAAACTTGACTAAACAAAAAATACAAACTATATTAAACTAAATTATGAATACCGCATTCACATCATCCATGTTTGACAGCATTAAGTCTGCTCTTACAAAAACTAACGAGAATACCGCTACTAATGTAAAGTATAAGGATATTCTTAAAACTACACCAGGAAACACGTACGTTGTACGTCTTCTTCCAAATATTAAAGAAACAAGTAAGACATTCTTTAATTATTTTTCATACGGTTGGAATAGTTTTTCTACTGGTCGTTTTGTAACTTGTACGAGCCCAGCAACTTGGGGTCAGCGCGATCCAATTTCTGAGACGTTTTTTAGTATTCGTCGTAATGGCTCTGAGGAAGAGAAGGAGAAGTCAAAGGCTCTTAACCGTAAAGAGAATTGGTTTGTTAATGTTTATGTTGTTAATGATCCTGTAACACCTGAAAATAACGGTACTATTAAGGTTCTTCGTTTTGGACGACAGCTTAATAAGATTATTATGGATGCTATTGAAGGTGATGATTCCGTTGACTTTGGTCCGCGTATCTTTGATCTTTCTCCAAATGGTTGCAACCTTCGTATTAAGGTTGAAAAGCAAGGTGAGTATCCAACGTTTGTTTCATCTAAGTTTGCTCTACCTAGCGCAATTAATGGCTTGAGCCCTGACTCATATGAAGAGATATATAACGGCATTAATGATCTTGAGACATATGTCACAGCTAAGAGTTATGATGAGCTTGTTGAGATGCTTAATGAGCACTATCATTGTACAGCCGATGTAGCTGAAGCAACAGAAGTTGTTTCAAAGCCAGCACCCGTTGCAGCTAAACCAGTACCTGCTCCAGCTAAGCCAACTGTATCAGCGTCGACTAGTATTGACGATGATTCAATTAATGAGCTCCTTAAGGGACTTGAAGACTAATGGATGTTATTAGAGATGTAAGTGGTGATGAGGCTAAGCTGCTTGCCTTACAGTTCCTCGGACAGAATCTTGGGGAAATGAAAGAGCTTGATAAGAATATTGTAAGTAGTCTTAAGCCAATTGCTGGGTCCTTAGACCCTAATGCAATGCTTAACTCTATTCCTCAAGGATCGGCACCTCAGCCCGCACCAGCGCCGGCTCCAGCTTTAGCTCCAGTTTCTGTTATAGCCCCCACTTCAGTACAGGCAGGACCGGTAGTTATACCGTCTCTTGCATCACTTCAAGGTAATACAGTTGTTACTGCATCACAAGTAGTAACAACTGTTCCTCCTACAGATCCTAATCAATTAGAACTTAATTTTAATACTAGTCCTTATACTGAAAGTATTTTTAATAAACTTGAATCTATTGAAAAGAAATTAAAATTAATTATCGAAAGTCAGGAAAATATTGTTGCAAGTATTGAGACCCTTAAAAAAAAGAATCGTGCTTCCGCAACAATATCTCTTTAATGCAGTTGATTAAGAGTAAATTTAATCTAATCTTAAAAAGATGATTCTTAATATTACTGATAGGGAAAAATTTCTTAATAATTTTTTGTTGCCAATTAGTAAGGTGGCAGAGTCTGCTGTTTTAATTGTAAAACCTGGTCAGATTACCTCCTTAATTGCAACAAGTGATAATACTATTATTGTTAGTGCGCAGTATAACGATGATAAGATTAATATTACAAAAACGCTTAATGTACCAGACATTAAAAAGTTTTGTAGAATTCTTGCTTGTATTGAGGAACAAGAAATAGAGTTTAATCTTGAATCTAATAATATCGGATACTCGTCATCTGCTATTCGGTTTAAATATCATCTTTATGAGGATAACATTATTTCGTTACCTAAAATTAATATAGAAAAATTAAAAGCTTTAAACTTTGATGGTAAATTTAGTCTTACTCAATCTGCTATTACTTCCTTGATTAAGGGCAGTGTAATTGCTACGGATACAAATAAACTTTACCTTACGTTTAGAGATGGTATTGTATACGGTGATTTAACTGATCTTACAAGAGCCAATACTGATTCATATGGAATGAAGCTTACTGAAGATTACCAAGGTCAACCATTTATAAAACCAATACCCTTGAATTTTGAAATTTTTCGTATAATTTCTTGTATGAAGTTTAAAACTATAGACGCACAGCTCATTACTAAAATGGGAGTACTGATGTTTGATACAACACTTGAATCTACGAATCTTAAATTCGTTATATCAGCCTTAGAAAATTAAAATATATGAGCAGAAATAAAATTAAAACACCAAGTTACTTTGTAAAGCGTCTTAAGGATAACGGTTTCGTTGTTCTACGTTTATTTTCAGTATATGCAAAGAGCGATCCGCGTCGCTGGACTGTCATGGTTAATCCAAGCGAAAGTTCAGTAATGATTACATGCTATAGTAATAAGACAGAAATGGACGAAACATTATTTGAATTAAATGATGGCGGCCATCGTATACCTAAGAATTATAATATAAAAACAGATAGTATTGAAGTTATAATTGATTATCTTATTACACACGGTGTATCAAATAACAACGATTATCGTGGTCGCAATCGTTATATTGCCAAATTAAATACTAACGATGAAGGACGATCCATCGAGAAAGAGACAGCGTAAAACTAAAGCCTCAAAAGAGGTGAATAAGTATGATCCTAAAAATATAAAGGATATTCGAAATCTTACTCAAAAAGCTTTAACAGCTAAACTTCGCGAACAACTTAATACAAAGGATGGTAATACAAGAAACGTTGAGATATTATCTTCAATAATTGAAGAATTTTTATCATCATATATTATCATGGGATATGCTTTAGATGGTACTCCTATTAATATTATATCTGCACACAATCAACAGGAAGCTGATTCTCTCACAACTCTTATTAATAAGTTTATTAATCACGGACCCTTTAATGATAGCGAATAATGTTCTTTAAGAAAAAACAACAACATCCTATACAACGCCATATATATGCTGTAACTGCTGGATATTATCTTGGTGAACTTTTAGTTTATATTGAAACAATGGATAATGTATTTAAATTTCTTTCTTTACCTACTATGGTTGTACGGGAGATACCTTGCGATAAGTTTAATTTTGGTATAGAGGAAAAAATAAT